CCAATTCCACATTCACCACAAGGAGTTATATTATCAATTGCTTTTTTACGTTCATTATCAATAAATGAATCATAATTATGTTGTAAATATACTCTCATTTCATAACTTGATTTTATCATATTATTTTCAGATAATTTAGCATTTAAATATGAATTAAAATTACATCGTGGTTCATAATTAGTAAATGCACGTCCATCAGACATTCTAAGAGGGCATTGTTTATTAGGATAATTTGCTGAACAACAACTCATTTATATTCTCTATTGATTATAAATAAAAAAAATAATTAAAACTCATGTTCATAACATAAATTATGTATATATAATTCATCTTTTCTTCCAACTCTTTGAGCTCGTCCAATTGCTTGATATTTATCTAATCCCATATTATGAAATATAATAACATCCGTAGCACAACTTATATCGATACCACTTCCAGCATATTGAGTATTTAATAATATGATATTAATTTCACCTAATTTAAATTTATCTAAAATATTTATCATATGTGATGTATTACCTTTTAATAATTCAAATGTTTTATTTGATTTATGTAATTCAAATTTTATTTTTTCAAAACTATTTTCATTTTTACTAAAAATTAAAAATTTACCATTAGGTTTATTATTAATTATTTTTAATAAAGTTTCCTCTTTACTTAAAATTATTTCTATTTTTTCATTATTATCTTTATTTTCATTTTTATTTTCATCTACTATAGCAATTAATTTATCAGTTCCATTAATAGTAGCACGACAATAAGGACAACTATTATTATTTTTTAACCATTTAATCAGACATCCACCACAAAATATATGAGTACATTCAATTAAAATAGGATTAGTCATTAATTCCATACATATTGAACACGTTTTTGATGATATATAACTAATTCTTTCAGTTAAATTTTTTATTTTTTCTTCTTGATTTTCAATATCAGTATTTATACTTTTTAATTTTAATATTTTTTGTTCGGGTAATATATCTAAATTAGTAATATAATCTCTTTCTGCCTGTTTATTAAATAATTCTCTTTTTAATTCTTTTGATACTAATTCAATTATATCATTTTCATTTTCATTTTTACCACCTAATTCTTTTATAGCACCTGAAATATCATTAGCATTAATTTTATCTAAAACAGAATCAGAAATAAAATTTTTAATAATAGTAATATTATTATGTAATTTACATAAATAATATTTTTCAATTGGTTCTGGTATTTTAAAACTATTTTTAATAAAAGTATTATTATTTTTAACTAACATTAAATTAATAAATTCATCATTCATTAATTCTTTAGAAGTATTTGAATATATTAATGAATTATTTGAATTATAAACTTTTTTTAATAAATCTTCATATGTTCCTGAAATCATCCATAAATAATTATAATTAATATGAACTTTTAATTGATTTATTATATCGTGTGCTTCATCTATTATAACACGTTTCCAATTATTAATAATATTAAAATTATTATCATTATAATAATATTTGAATAATAATTTTAATGTTGTATTTTTAATTAATACTAAATCAAAACTATTAAAATAATCAATTATTTCTTGTCTATTATTCTGAGTAAATTTAGGTAAATGTTTTTTTATAAAAGATAAATTTTCTATTGATAATAATTTTAATGATGTATGTGTTTTAATCATATTTTCCCATTGAATATATACTGGACCTCGAGGAACTATAACTAATGTAGTATTAAAAATAATATTAGAAGGGATAATTAAATTATTTACAGATGATATATTCAAATAACTATAATTTTTATAATTATTAAATGTTTTTGAATAAGTATTATTAATATGAATATTTTCAACATTATTTACTGCTATTAATGCTAATGCTATTAATGTTTTACCATATCCAACCATGTCTCCAAATATTCCAACATTTGTTGATATTTGAATTATATTATTATTTGATTGTGTTAATAATGAATATGGTATATTAGAATATAACATATTCATTATTGATAATAATTTATTGGTATCACTGATTTTATATCTTATTGTTCCATATATTTCCATTTCTAATGCTTTATTTAATGCTGCTAATTGATGTGGTTTCAATTTTATTTTTAATTTATTTTCTTGTTCTATTATATTACTTGTTTCATTTAACTCCATATCATAATAATTAACAATTGACATTATATTATATTATAAAATTAAAAATATATAAAGAATAAAATTCTATCTTATTATATAAAATATATGAATAGTCAAGTAATAGAAGAAGAAAAAAATACATACGAAATTAAAGGTAATGATAATATTCAGACTATTGCAGAACCATCAGAAGTTAAAAAAAAAATTATATTTGGACTGCCAGGAGATAATTTTTCATCTAAATTTCTATTATCATGGACGGCTACTATTAATTCTCTTTGGGAGAGTAAGAAATATGATATAGTTGTTAGCACTGGTGTTAGTTCTTTTGTTACATTTGCTCGAATGCAAACATTAGGTCTTGATGTTATGCGAGGTATTGGACAAAAACCATTTGATAATATGGATTTTGATATTTGGATAACAATTGATAGTGATATTATTTTCACTCCACAGCAAATTATTGATTTAATTGAATCAACAGAAAAACATCCAGTTGTTAGCGGCATGTATCGTATGAGTAATTTAACAAGCTATACAATTGTTAAAGATTGGGATACAGATTATTTTGCTAAAAATGGAACTTTTAAATTTTTAACACCCGAAGATGTTACTAATTGGAAAACTGAAACTCAACTTAAATATTTACCTGTTCATTATACAGGTCTTGGTTTTTTTGCTATAACTAAAGAAGTTTTACGTAAAATGACTTATCCTTATTTTAATTCTGAATTACAAGAAATTATTACAGATGATGGTAAAATTTTACGGGATATATGTTCCGAAGATGTTGCTTTTTGCAAGAATATTCAAAAATTAGGTATACCAATTGTAATTAATACTGATATTAGAGTAGGACATAATAAATTAATTGTTATATAATATAAATATGGATTTATATTATATTTTTTTAGCTATATTTTTAATAGTAATTGGTTATTATTCTTTAAAATATTTATTATTTATATTAATTGGAATGATTATATCATTTTATATATCATATAAATATATATATCCAATATATTGTTCTATTAAAAAAAATATTTAATTTTTTATTTTTTCTTTTTCCAACCACCTTTTTTAATAGGTTGTTGTAGAGATGATGATAATCCATCAAATTTATTAAAAAAAGATGAATTATTACTTGGAAAACTAAATGATTGTTCATATGAACTTGTTGTTGGATTTTTTAATGGTATTGGTGTTTGTATTGGTGTTTGTATTGGTGTTTGTATTGGTGTTTGGACAGATGTTTCTTGTTGAACTGGAAATAATTGAAATGGCTTAGGTTGTTGTATAGACATTGGTTGTCTCATTTGTATTGGTTGTCTCATTTGCATTTGTATTGGTTGTCTCATTGGCATTGGTTGTTGGATTGGCATTGGCATTGGTTGTTGGATTGGCATTTGCATTGGCATTGGTTGTTGGATTGGCATTGGTTGTTGGATTGGCATTTGCATTGGCATTGGTTGTTGGATTGGCATTGGTTGTTGGATTGGCATTGGTTTAATATTTTGAACAGTAGATGATGATGTAGTATAACTAAAAATTATATAAAATATAATTATAAGTATGACAACTGTAATTAATATAACAGAACCATATGCAATCCATTTAAATATTTTGTTTTTTTTTTCTTTATCTAATTTTTCTTGTGATTGTTCTTGTTCTTTTATTGTTGTTTTTTTATCTTTTTCATCTTTTTCTCTTAATTTTTCATTTGCTAAATCCATAGCATCTCTAATTTTTGCATAATTAAGCTCTTTATCTTCTAAAGTCATTTTAATTAAAAATAATCAATCTATTAAATTATATGAAAAAAAAATATTAAAACTTATTATTAGATATGAATTTATATAAAAAAATTATTGTAAATAATTGGATTAATAATAAAAAATTTAAAACATATGAAATTTATTTATACGAGGATGATAATTTAGATGATGCTTGTTCTAAAATTGCTAAAACTATTAATAATAATAGTAGATTTTACATATGGAAAAATAATAAATCAATATTATTCAATTTTAAATCAATATCTTGGGATGGATATGCAGTTAATCCAATTGAAGCTAAAAATTTAAATAGTAAACAATTAAATGATCCAATAATTATAAATTATAATTATGGATTATTTAATTATAGTAGTGTTAATATAATTTTTGAAAAAGATTTTCCAGAATTAAAAAATAATCAATATTATTTTATTGATAAGAAATTTCAATCATTAGCACAATTAAATAAAAAAGATGAAATTTTAAAAAATTTAGAAGAAATTGATACAAAACCTATTATTGATACAACATTAAATATTCATAGATATGAATTAGAAAGTAAATTAACAAAAAAATATGAATTAGTTGATATTTTTGAAAAATTAAATACAACACCGCTTATTGAATTTATTCAATGGATTAGTGATACATATAAAATTATATATAAATTACATAAAACTAATAATTTATCTCAAGAAAAATTTATTAATTGGACTGATATCAAAAAATTTACAAGTAGTAATTGCATTAATTGTTATTCAATCTTAAATAATGGAACATTTGCCAAATTAACTATTAAAGATGATATGCGCATAAGTTTAAGTTATACAATTAATTTACGTAAAAATATAAATTGGAAAGAAATTGATGATAATATTAAAAATATTGTTGAATATTGTAATGGTCATTTAAATCATAAATTAAATTTTGATGAAATAAGTATAAAAGCAAATTTTACAATCGAAATAGAAAATGTATCTATGCAAAATCTTAAAAAAAAAATTAGTGAGTATATTGATATATTTGATATCCTTAAATCAAATAAAGATACAATAAATTTAATTTATAAACGTTCATCAAATTATAATAAACAAGGATTTGATGCACATATTTATGTTAAAAATTGTTTATATTTAGGTATTGAAGAAGATGATATAATAAATCAATTGGTTATATTAAATAATTTTAGTTTAACAGAAGCTAAACAATTATTAAAAGATGAACAAGAATTAATATTTGAAATGGAACAGCAAAATATAAAACAACAAGAAACAATGAATAAAATAAATACAATTGTAATTATTGAATTATATAAAAATGGATTTTATATAAATATTATAAATATTCCAAATAAAAAAGAATTAGAAAATATTATTTATTGGTTATCTAAAATTGTATCATCTTCTATTGAAAAAGGTAAACAAAAAGCAAATAAAAAACCAATCATTATAAATAATAATTTACCTAAATTTTCATCTTCTCCAGAAATTAGAAGTGATGAAGAAAATTTAGGTAAATTATTATTTGATACAAGTTCTGATAAAGAAATTAGTGGTGGAGCATTAGGTAAAGAAAAACATAGTTATTTTATTAATTTATTACAAAAAGCTGATAAAGATTTATTTTTAAATAATTATGCTAGAAGTAAATGTCAAGCAATTAATCAACCTATTGTATTTACTGAAGATTATAAAAAATCATTAATAAAAGATGGTAATTATCATTTTGATAATGATATAACTTATGGTAGTAAAGAAGAAATTAAAAATGTTTATACTTGTCCTCGTTTATGGTGTCCTCAATCAAAAATACCTCTAAATGCCGATAAATATCCGAATGAAAAATGTCCAATAGAAGGTGAAGAACCTATGGAATTATTTTTTGAAAATGATCCTAAAAAGAAAAGATATGTTAAATTAATTAAACCAGATGAAAATAATTTATGTGTTCCGTGTTGTTTTAAAAAGGAACCAAAGGACGAAGAATTAAATAAATGTAAATTTTATAATGATAATAAACCAGAAGAAGTTATAATTAATAAAGATGAAAATTATCTTGTTAATACAGCTCCAATTGCTGTTGGTAGATATGGTGCAATCCCTCAATCTTTACATGAATTATTATTTCCAAATGTTAAATTTTCTTTATGTTCAAAGATGTTAAATAAAACAGATAAATGTTTTGTTCGCAAAGGTATTTTACATAAAACAACAAAAAAACTTAAAAATATTCATAATGATAGTATTATTAGTGCTATTGCTTATGGATTAAATTTTAAATCAAAAGAACATTTTATTAGTGATATTTCAAAAAAATTAGATTTGATAAAATTTATGAGTTTAGAAAATGGTAATGTTTGCAAAGCTTTTATGGATAATTTACCTATAATACCTGAAAATAATAAATTATTAATAAGTGAATTAGAAAATCATTTAGAAAAATTTCATTTAAATTCAAAAATTAATAATTTAGATAAAGTTAATTATAAATTATCTAGACTTTTAGGTATCTTTAAAAGTTATAAAAAATTCTTAAATTATATTCGTTCTAATGATTATCCAACTAGCAAATCTCCTTATTATCTTTATTCATTAATTAGTTCTCTTTATAATGTTCTTTTAGTTATATGGGAAAAACAAGGTGATACAACATCAATTATATGTCCTTATTATACCAGTTTTGAAGATTTAATTGGTTCTATGGAACTTAATGGACAAATATTAATGCTTTCTAAAATGTTATTTAAAGATAAATATTATTATGAACCAATTGAATTAAAATTAAAAGGTGTTGATGGTGAAAAATTAATATCATTAAATGAATATAAACATATCAAAAAATTATTTAGTGAATGTAGTGCATTAAAACAATCATATAATGCAAATTATACTATTTATAATAATATTTATTCATTACATACATGGAGTAAATTTAATAATCTTGGAATGAAAGAAAAATTTATAATTACAACAATTGTTATAAATAGTGATTTATCAATAACTCATTTTATTACTAAATCTGGGTTTTTTATAATTATTGATAAAATAAGTATTAGTTTTTTACCAAGATTGATAATTGATTTAGATATTATTGAAATATTATTTTATGATGATATTATTAATAATAATATTAATTTTAATGTTTTAATTAGAGATTATAATTTATTTATTGATAAATGTAATTTATTAAATATTAAATATGATTTTGGTAAATTAATTACAACTACTTTTTTTGAATATTATTATAATCTAATTGTTCAAAAAATACCACTAACTAATGATATTATTCATTCACAAATTATTGATGATTTATATAAATATCAATTTGTTAATAATAATAATAATAAAAAATGGTATCAATTGCAACATATGATTTATAATAAAATATTACATCTATCTGATAAAACATTTAATTATTTAGTTTCTTTAAATATAAATGAACGAATTAAACAATTATTTAAAGAATTAAATTTAAGTAAAAATCCAGAAAAAGCTAAATTACGTGTAATATTAGAAGAAATACCATTTATATCTAAAAAACATATTAAAAGATTTTTAAATGATTTTATCGTTTATTATAAATATGATTTTTTAAATCCATTAATAAAAGAAGAAAATAATCAATTTATATTTTCTCAAATAGCAATTCAAAATCATATTCCATCTAAATTATTAATTTATCATCAATCAACACCTAATAATACATTCACTACTTTTCAAACAAAAGATTATATTTATAATTTAGCAATTGAAGATGAAAATATTCAATTACCTGCTATATTTAATGGTTCACAAGAAAAATTAAATAGTAAATGGACAATGCATAAAAAATCAACTTGGAGTAATATGATTTATATTAAAAATAATAATTATGATAAAAATTTTATTAAAGATTTTTATTTATGGTTAGCTAAATATTTAAATATTAAAACAACTTATTCTGATTTAGAAACTTCTGCATTTAATGATATTCAAATAATTTTCACTGCAAAAGATTACAAATCTATTAAATTATTATTAAAATCATTATTTGATGATCCTTATTTTTATAAACTACTATCAGATGTTATTGGTAAAAAATATACTAATTTTAATTTATTTTGGGAACAATATTATAACACAATTACTAATAATGACCGTAAATTATTATTTACAAATATTATTAGTAATATTAAAGAACAAGTATATCCAAATGATTATCATATTTTAGCAATGTCAAAAATATTAAATATTAATATTATTACAATTCATCGCAGTAAATATGGAGCTAATAATAAAGATATTCCTGTTATTAGAGGAGATATTGAAGATCTATTATTATCATCAACTTTTTATAAAGCACCTACTATGAATTATGAAAATAGACCTTTAATTATTTTATATAAATCCGATGATGATTATAAAACTATTTATAGTTTAATTGTTGATAAAACTATTATTCCCGTTAGTGATAAATCTATTTATATTAAACTGGCTGATATTCCATTAGTTATTAAATATTTAATAACTGAACATATTAATGCTCAAAAATAATATTTATATTTATATAAATATGAATAAAAATAATATTGAAGTAAAATTAATTAATCATAATATAGACTTAAATTCAATTAATTCAATTCAATTGATTACGTTTATTATGGAAGAAATTGAATTACTTAAACATTTAAAAGGTAATGAAAAAAAAGAATTAGTTATTAATATATTAAAAGAATTTATTGATAATAATGATAATGTTTTTACAAAAAGTAATAATCAAAATATTATTATTTCTATTACTAGTCTCATAAATAGTGATATAATTTTAGATATTATTGATACAATTGTAGCTTGCGCAGCTGGTGCTATTAAAATTAATAATGAAATTAATAATGAAATTAAATCAAAATGTTTCTGTTTAACTAAAAAATAAGTTTTATTTTTATAGTACTAATATTAAAAAATGATATAATAATTTTAAAATATTAGTATTAAAATCTTTCAAATGGTTTATAAAAGTTCAAAAGAAGATATTATGAATATGTTCAATAGTGAAGAAGCTATATCATTTCATATCGTGAAACATCATAATAGTGATTATCATGTAACATTAAAATCTGAAAATGGTATAACTAAAACATTTATTACTGATAATATCAGGGACTTGTTCAAATATTAAAAAATAAATATATATATATATCAAAATTTATTTTTTGGTATTTTTAAATAATTTTTATTTCTGGTTCTTTTACATTATAACATTCATCTTTATTATTAATAGTAATATTAAATGCAATATTTTCTTCTAAACAATCAATATCTTCATCATCATCTTCAACTACATCATCTAAATTATATTTATTTTCTTTTGTTTGTTTAACATTCTTAATTAATTCCATTAAATGTTCTTCATCTAAAATAATATCAAAGTTTCCTGATCCACAATTTGGCACTTTACCTAACATAACTTGAGGAGAAACACCACTCGTATTATCATATTCTGAAAATATACTTGCATTAATTAACATATCGACACTTTCTTCAAAAGATGATTTACTTAATGCACTACTTGCATTTCTATTAATTCCATGACGATCAATTGACATTAAATTACCTCTAAATGTCATTGTATCTATTAATAATGATAAATGTCTGTAATTCATTGAACCTTCACCTGTTACATTAACTAATTCATGATATAAAGCATTTCTTGCTGCTTCTACTCCTAAAACTGTATATATCTCTCTAATATCATTTGATATTGTTCTAGTTGAATCAATATTTGGATTTGATAAAATTTCAATTAAATTTGTTCCATCAGTATCTAATACCCATTCAACAACTTTATCAAATGTTTCCTCCTCTGGATTATAAATATCATATTTCTTTTTATTTAAGGATACTTTATTAATTCCCTTAACTCCTTTTAATAATACTTGATAAACAATATTATGTTCCATTGCTTTTAGTGCTGCAACTTCATCTTTATTTTCAATATCTTTTAAAGCATATTCAGTTAATCTAATTCTAAATATACATTCATCTGCATTATCATCACTATATACACAATCTATATATCGATTATATGCTTTATTTAATTTTGTATAAATATCAATCATTCTTAATCCAAATGCATTCATCTTTTCTTTATTAAATTTCATTCTTAATACCCACGGTGAATCACTTCTACATTTATTAGCACTAATATCTAATGCTGCAAATTTCTTATAAATATCTAATATACCTTTATCTGAATCAATAGTTGTATCTAATTTACCACTATCCCAGAAAATTTCACTATACTCTAAAATATTTGATAAATTTGTAATTTCAATTGAATTCTTAATAGACATTGCAATACTTTTTGTTTGTTCAATTCTTTCATCTATATATTCAATTCCATCTTCTGCAATCTTTGGATTTTTGACAGATGCAACATCTGGTTTCATATATATAATTAATGTTGGTGTTTTTGTTTTCTTTGTTGCACTTAAAATTTCTTTCAATCTTGGGACACCACTTGTAGCTTTAACTGCTGCTGCTGTTCCTGAAACATGAAATGAGTCTAATGTCATTTGTGTTCCCATTTCTCCAATTGTTTGTGCTGCAATAATACCAACCATTTCACTAGGTTGCGCAATAGCTTCTTTAAAATATTCATATACTTGCAAAACTATCCAATCAAACATTGATTTACTAAAATTTTGTTCAATAATTATTTTCTTTGGTGATAAATAAACTCTTAATAATATATGAAAATATATCATACCTTGTTCAGTATCTTTAATATATAAATTTTCTTTTAATTCATCTATTTTATCTAAAATATAATCAGGTGTTAAATCAG